CTCCGCCAGCGTCGAGATGCTGCCAGAAGTGGCCGAACCGGAAACCAACGTCACCGGCGAACCGAAGGCGCTGCCGTCAATCGCAAACTGCACCGTTCCGGTTGGCGTCCCCGAGGCCGCGGGCACCACAACAGCCGTAAACGTCACAGCCTGTCCATAAGTCGAAGGGTTCAGGGAAGACGTGAGAGAGGTTGTCGTTGTCGTAGTTCCCGTACCCGACAAGGCAACGGTTTGGGGACTGCCCGTGGCATTGTCCGTGATCGTCAAGGTTCCGCTTAGAGATCCTATTGCGGTTGGAACGAAGACGATTCCGAGAGTGCAAGAGTTCCCTGGCTGGATTGCGGATTGGCATCCATTCGTCTGCACCGAGAAATCTCCGGTAATCCCGACGCTGGCCACGTCGACCTGGGCCTTGCCGGTATTGGTGATGGTCACGTTTTGCGGACTACTGGTTGTGCCGACCAACTGAGTTCCGAACGAGAGTGATGTCGACGAGGTAGTTACGGTAAGCGTTTGTACAAAAGTTTCCGCACTGGCCAATGGTTGTGGGCAAAAATATAGATCTCCCTCGGACGTCACAGGACACCCGCCGGTCACGATGACTACCCCCGCTGCGATCGGTGTCGCCGTGTGAAACGCCCTAGGAGTTGTCATGTTGCCCACTGCCGTAAAGGTCTGAGTTGCCACGGTGTACAACTGAGCTTCAGCTTCCACGGGTCCTTCCAGGTTGTTGTACCCACCCGTGATCAGGACTTGATTCGTAGTGCTTGTATCAAGACCTAATGGCGTGGCGCGATGCCCCCATACTGAACCTCCGACCATCGCCGTCGCCGTCGGGGTGAAGGTTTGAGTAGTGGGGTTGTAAATCTCTGCAGTAACTACTGTCCCGTTCGATGAAAGACAAGATCCACATCCGCCGGCGATCAATACCGTACCGTCGGACAGAGTGATTGCGGTATGCAGGTATCGGCTCACGTTCATGTTGTTAGTGAGCCGAGTGAACGTGCCGGTGCTCGGAGTGTAGATTTCGGCGCTGATCCCAACGTCGGAAGCGCAGCTCGGAGTCGTTTCTGGATCGCATCTGCCGCCGGTAATCAAGACGGTACCACCCGACAATGCTGCCGCCGCGTGGTTGTACCGAGGCGTGTACATGCTCCCGGTCGTCAGCGAGAAAGTTCCCGTTGTCCCCTTGTAGAATTCGGCTGAGGCCAGCGGTCCCGTCGAGTTCTTACCTCCGGTCACCAGAAGCTCGCCCTGACCGCTCAGATAGGTCGCTGTGGGCAGCGCCCGAGGCGTGGTCATGCTGCCGGTTGGCGAGAAGGTGTTCGTCGCGTAGTTATACAAATCCGCGCTGGCCAAATAGTTTCCATTGGCATCCGCACCTCCGGCCACGAGTACGTTGCCTCCTGCTATCTGATGGCTCACGTGCCAGTACCGAGCGGTGGACATGGGGCTGGCAATCGGAGTGAAGCTTGTCGTGGTCGGATTATAAAGCTGCGCTTCTGTCGTGGATGCGCCACCGGTGATAAGCACTTTGCCCGTCGTGAGCAGTGTCGCTTGATGTTGGGCGCGAGGGATTCCCATGCTGGAGACGCCCACAAAACCGTTGGGCACAATTCCTGAGCTCGTTCCCGCAAGCTGGACTGTGGGTGAGCTTCCGGAAATGCTATCGCTGATAACTAAGGTACCTGTTGCCGATCCGTTGGCCGTCGGAACGAAAGCCACGGAAATGGAACAAGTACCTCCTGCTGCGACTTGGGTGTTGGCGCAATTGTCGGTTTCCGTAAACGGACCGGATATTGAAATACCGCCAACATTGACCGCTACAGTTTGGTAGTTCGTTAGTGTGACCGTCTGGGTGGCACTTGTCGTGTCAACGAGTTGGAGCGTGAACGAGAGCGCCGTAGGCGAAACAGCGATTGCGGGCACTCCGGTGCCGCTCAAAGTGATCTGCTGCGGGCTACCCGCTGCGCTGTCCGAGATGGAAATGCTCCCAATTTCATTGCCTAGCATGGTCGGGGTGTATGTGACTGAGATTGTGCAGCTCAGTCCTGCACCGAGCGATGAGCTGCAATTATTCGTCTGTGCAAAGTCGCCTGTAGTTGAAAAGCTGATGTTTAGCAACGTCCCGGTGCCTGTATTGGTCAGCGTGACCGTCTGGGCGGCGCTTGTCGTGCTCAGGACCTGGTTGCCAAAGCTAAGTGTGGTCGCCGAAAGGCTTACGAATGACGCCACGCCAGTTCCCTGCAAGGCAATCGACTGCGGGCTGCCGGAAGCATTGTCTGTAATCGCGACCGAGCCAAGACGCAGACCCAGCGCCTCGGGTGCGAACGTAATTGCAATGGCGCAGTTCGCGCCAGCCGCAACTGAAGTGCCGCAATTGTTGGTTTGTCCGAAATCCCCAGCGGCCACAATCGAGATGACGGTAAGGGTGGCGGTGCCTGTATTAGTCAGTGTGACACTTTGTGCCGAGCTAGATGTTCCGACCTGTTGGCCGCTGAACGTCAAGCTCGTCGCCGAAAGGCTCACTGCTGGTGCCAGGCCGGTGCCGGTCAGACCGACGGTTTGCGGGCTGCTCGAGGCATTATCTATAATCGTGACCGTGCCGCTGCGCGTCCCCGTAGTTGTCGGCGTGAAGGTAGCCGAGATGGTGCAGTTGGCGCTTGCTGCCAGCGAAGCGGGGCAGTTGTTGGTCTGAGCGTAGTCCCCGCTCGAAGCGATGCTGCTGATGTTCAGGCTGCCCGTGCCGGTGTTGCTCAAGGTCACGGATTGCGCGGAACTGGTTGTACCAACCGCTTGCCCAGCGAACGTCAGGCTGTTGGTCGAGAGCGTTGCGATGGGCGAGAAGCCAGTTGCCGTTCCGGTGAGGTTGATGTACTGTGGGCTGCCGGCCGCATTGTCGGAGATCGCTATCGATCCCGTTCGTGTTCCGGCTGCGGTGGGAGCGAATTTGACCGAGATCGTGCAACTCCCGCTTGGCGCAACGGACGCACTACAGTTGTTTGTGTCCGAGAAATCGCCGGTTGGAACGATGCCATAGATGGTGAGCGTCGCATTTCCAGTGTTGCTCAGGGTAACGTTCTGGGCTGCGCTTACTGTTCCCACAGCTTGGCTGCCAAACGTCAGACTGTTTGTGGACAGGCTGGCGATGGGTGCAACGCCAACGCCGCTCATGGAAATCGACTGCGTGCTTCCGGCAGTTCCGTTGTTATTGTCCGTGATTGTGACCGATCCGGTTCTGGTTCCAACTAGGGTTGGCGTGAAGGTGATGGAAATCGTGCAACTCAGGCTTGATCCGAGAGAACTGCCGCAATTGCTGGTTTCCGCATAGTCCCCACTCGCGACAATGCCGCTGATTGCTAGCGACGCATCGCCATGATTGGTCAGCGTAACCACAACAGCGTTGCTCGTCGTGTTCACAACCTGGGAGCCGAAATTGAGACTTGTGTTTGAGAGAGAGGCGACAGGAACGGCAAAGGGAGCCAATTTCAAGACCACGCCGGATGCACTAGTATTTTGAGGCGATGTCTGAAAAGCTCCTGGCGTCGTCTCGAACCCGCTACCGTAATAGGCAAATCCGGCCGCGTAAGATGCCCCGCTCGAATCAACTGCTATTCCTGTCAAATAGACCGGCTCATATGTCTCCGATAACAGTGTTGAGCCGTCGGTACTAATTGTCTCGAGATAGCCGCAGCAACCATTGCCTTGACCCTGAACAACGTACGCGTTCCCACTACTGTCAATCGCCAGTGTGTTCACTTCCCAGCTAGAGCTGCCGTCTCCTAGGTAGGTGGAGTAGTCGAGGGCCGAACCACCAGGAGCGAGCTTCGTCAGAAAGGCCCCCGAGTAGTTGGTTCGGTACGCGCCCGACGTAATTGGGAAACCGTCCGCTGTCCAATACGTCTGGCCCCCGACGTATGCCGCCCCTGTCCCGTCGACTGCGATCGCGTAGCCGTAGTTGTACAAGTATCCGCCCAGGTATGTGGAATAAACCAGAGCAGAACCAGTCTCATTCAGCTTAGTAACGAAAACATCAGAATACCCTCTGAAAGTTGTTTGAAATGAACCAGAAGTTATTGGGAAGTTTTGCGATGTCGTAGTGCCAACAACATAAGCATTCCCAGAACTGTCCACCGCGATTCCCTGGCCATAATCATCCCCATTCCCGCCAAGAAACGTAGAGTAGGCGAGCCCAGTCCCATCGGGAGTGAATTTGGTCACAAAGGCATCTTGTGATCCGCCGGGGAACATTTGAAAGGCTCCAGGTGTAACTGGAATGGAGCCCTCTGTATAACCCGTGATGTATGCCGATCCGCTGCTGTCCACGGCGATCGACTGAGCGTAGACATAGGAGCCGATGCACGTTGAATACACAAGTTCTGAACCGGAGCTATTCAGCTTGCTGACAAATCCGAAACCATTGGTCTCTGAACACTGCTGGAAGGCCCCAGACGTTGTCGGGAAATTCAAAGACTGGGTATTACCCGTGACGTACGCATTGCCCACGCTATCCACCGCGATGCCGTAACTAAAGTCATAGCTGGAGCCACCGAGGTACGTGGAATAGACCAGCGCCGAGCCCGTGGTGTTCAGCTTGGTAATAAACACATCGTAAGTTCCAGCATTTGTTGTTTGGTACGCTCCAGATGTTGTTGGAAAATTCGTCGATTGCGTCCAGCCGGTGATGTATGCATTCCCTGAGTTGTCAACAGCGATGGCCTGAGCCTGATCATATGTGTTCCCGCTCAGGTACGTCGCATAAACCAGGCTGGGATCAATGACGAGCTCGCGGCTTCGATCGTACTGGCCAAGGTCAAATGATACCTCTTTGCCGTTGCTGATCCTGAACGTCCCGCTGACCGGTGTAGCAACTCCGTCTTTGTCCTGCCTAACCACAGGTTTGTGGAATGTGACCTGCCCGCTGCCCACATTGATTTGGAGGTCGCCATTCTTGTCGATTCCCATGTGCTCGGCGCCTGAAAATGCAACTTTGATCTTCTCGGGATCGGCGTGCGGCGCAATGACGAAGTCATACTCCAACTGCCCCTGCGTGCCGTAATAGAGCAGATCGATCCCCGGATACACGGACTGGAATCGCACCTTCTTGTACAGTGGGACATCACTCGTCCATTTTTTCGGGTCGTTTCCAATGAAGTAGTTGCTGCGCCCCTCAAGCTCGTCCAACGCTGACACCTTGGGATTCGGACTCGCACCTTCAATCTTCATTCGGAGAATAGAGGAGTATCCTGGATCTGGAGCTTCCTTTGGCTCAATCTTGTTCCCGGAGGAAACGCCTTGTGGCTTCGATCCGTCCTGCAGCACCATTACCGCCTCGGAATCGGTGAGAAAGGCCGTGTACCCCTCGCCTCGAGAGAGAAACCGAACTTGCTTGTCGGTCTGTCCCCGGTTGGCCTCAAAAGCCAACGGCAGCTTGCCGTATGCTTCGACCGCTTGTTGACTCTTGACATGGTCGGCGGAGGAAGAGTTCTGGGCGCTGGCACCTGCTACTAAAAGGGCAAGGCTCAAAGAGAGGTGGACGAAGAAGCGGGACGACGACATGAGGAGTCTCCCTTGCTGATTTGAAAAACTATCCGAGACTGAAAACTCAGGGGTCTCAACCTAGAGCGCAGAGCCAACGTACATGAGCGTTTCACTCGCGGCAGAAAGCCTAACATGAGACCAGGCCGATTGCACAGGCCGGGGATCACCAGGAGCTGTGACAACCATCTGGTGGCTGCGGTTTCGGATCATCCCTGCTGCATCTGAGCATCTCGTAGATGAGCCCGCCTCGGCTAACCGTCAGGACTAGTCCACCGTTTGCGTCAGTTTGAATCATCTGCGAGGAGCCTCGTCTTGAGAGCTAAGGTCCACGTAGTTGTCGTAGGTAAGCCGGTTGCGTCGATATCGTATTGCCAGCCGCGCCCCTCGTTCGTGCCGTAGAAGTTCCGTGCGGAGATCGTCGAAGGTGTAGAGATAGTGTCCGTCTATAGAGATGATTACATCACCGGTTTTGAGATCAATCTTGTCTGCAGGCCCCCCTGGCTGGACACCAGCAATTTCAACTCCATCGTGTTTGGCCGTCGGATTACCAGTAAACGAAATTCCGATTCGAGCTTCCGCTGCCATGCCCTCTGACAAATGAGCGGGCGGGGCAGGGTCGCCGATGGTTGAGGTCACGCCGGCCTCGGGAGGGGTTATGTGTGCACTCCCCGCGGCGTCAACGGGTATCGGCTTCAACGCTGCTTCCTTGGCATGTTCGGCATGGTTGGCCAAAGCCTGTTGCGATATGCTGCGCATGATAGCTTTGCAAGCATCCTCCGTGTTTCCGCCAACACTTCTAGAAACTCCTGAAAAAATGATATCGCCCTCCTTGTTGGTGACGAGTATCTGATCAGGCTTGTGAATCAATTTTCCCCCAAGAAAGAACCGAGTCTTTGGAGCCCAGTTCATCGTGACGAGAAAATCAGCCTTCTCTTTATCCACTGTCGGAGTCAATTCTGGGCAGCGTTGCAGAAACGTCTTTGCCAGCTCCATAAACTGGTTGTGACCAGCCGAATCAGCGCGGGGAAATGCATGATCAACTCCTGAAACAGTGGTATACCCAGCGCCAGCCTCCAGGAACACACGCGTCTGAGCGGACGCGAAAGACGTCAGGAGCACAACCAACAAAATAGGTTTCACTAAGATTCTCTCCTTGTTCGACACAATATCGCTTTGGTCTGTCCTTCGGGATTGCAAAGAGGAAATTCGCGGCAGTCCGAGAACGGAGAATTGTCCTCCGGATGCCGGCCAGCGGTCAATGACGCTACCGTTGCGCGACCGTTGCGGGTAGTGGCAGAAATGTTCGCTGATGGAATTTCTAAGGTTTGCGGCGTGATTGTTTTCCGCTTCTTGCTTTCGCTCCAACCGCTTTCGTCCTGAGTTCATCCTTCATTTTCATTCTTCAGACTCGCTGCCTTGAGCTCTTTCCACAGTGATTTTCCACCTCGTGCGGGAGTCGGGAGCCGGGAAGGAACGGTTCGGCGGTCGTGCGCCAAAAACCCTGTCGCGGCGAGCCCCGTAAGGGGGCTGGGCAAAACTGGCTGGCGGCGAATCCGTCCAAATTTGGACGGATTCGATCACACCATGGAAAAAAGCGGGCTTCGTCTCTCGCTCCGTGCAAAATAAGTCTAATTTATGGCATGAATCCGAAGACTATGCCATCAGTATAGGTGCCGCCTCCCGCCGTAGTGCCGTACAAGTACCCGGCGGCATCAAAGATCAGGCTGCCCAAGGGGTAGGAATGGTTGTTGAAGTTGTACAGCAAAGTCTCCGTCCACGTGGCACCAGCGCCGGGCGTGAGTTGGAAGACAGTGCCACCGCCATAAGCCCCACCCAGTGAGGTCGTGCCATACAAGTTTCCAGCCGCGTCGAAAATAAGGCTGCCGGAGGGGTCGGACCCGTCGGTGCTGCCATTGAAGCCGTATATCGTTGTCTCCGTCCACGCGATTCTCCGCTTTTTTGTTTTAATATCGTTCCTCGTCAGCTGGAAGACAGTGCCGCCACCATAAGGGCCGCTGTCCGAGGTCGTGCCGTATAACCGCCTGCCTCGGAAGGTTAGAGCGGCCCACGGATATGCGCCTTCCTCATCCCCGTTGAAGCTATGCAATATGATCTCCGTCCACGTACCGTTAGTTCCCGGTGTCAGCTCGAAGACGGTGCCGCAGCTATAAGCGCCGCCCCCCTGTGTGGTGCCGTACAATTTCCCGCCCGCCGAGATGAGGCTTCCTGTAGGTGAGTTACCGTCCTCGCCGGTATTGTTGAAGCTGTGCAGGACGGTCTCCGTCCATGTGCCGTTTTTTGTGCCTGGCACTAGTTGGAAGACAGTGCCCAAATCGTAAGTGCCGCCCTCTTCCGTCGTGCCGTACAACCAGCCGCTTTGAAAGATTAGACCGGATGCAGGTCCGTAGCCGTCCGTACCGTTATTGGTGAAGCTGTGCAGCACATTCTCTGTCCACGTGCTGTCGGGCCCAAGTGTCAACTGAAAGACGGTGCCGCAGGGTCTTTTCACGCATCCTGTTCCAGTGCCGCCGCTTGCAGTCATGCCGTACAGGTTTCCGGCAGCATCAAACACCAAGCCGCCGAAGGCGATGGGCGTGCACCCGTCTGTACCATTGTCGTTGAAGCTGTACAGCACGTTCTCTGTCCACGTGTCGTCCGGCAGCGGTGTCAATTGGAAGACAGTGCCGCAACCATAAACGCCCCCACTAACGGTCGTACCGTACAAGTTCCCAGATGCATCAAGAATAAGGCTGCCGGAGGGGTCGGACCCGTCGGTTCCGTTGAAGCTGTACCACAACTCGTCTTTGCTGGTTGCAAAGAGAGGAGTTGCTATCGTTAGAAATCCGAAAACCACGGTGAAAGCAGTAACGAACAAGATAGTGGGTCGCTTGCTCTGCATGATGAGTCCTCCATCCGAGGGAACTCCCCCGATTTCTCGTTCTTGCCTGCAAAAGCAAGTATAAGCAGGGCGGTTCGAATCAGTCTAACGACGCCCGAGATGCCCTTTTTCGCAAAAAGAGGTGATTGCGGAACGCTGGAAAGCGGCGCACCCGGTTCCGTGGTATCAGCCGATTGCAGCAAGGCCCGCTGATGGGTTTTCGGAACGCCTGGCGCTCGCCCGGTACAAAGTGGCGATGCCGATGCCCAAGTCGTCAGAGATCGAACGCCAGGACGCACCCTGTGAGCGCAGCGAGGCGATCTTAGCCTCGTCCACAATGCGTCGCGGCCTTCCGAGCGTCTTTCCCTTGGAGCGAGCATTGCGCAGACCGGCCTTCACGCGCTCTTGGATCAGCGCACGCTCGAATTCAGCCATTGCGCCGATGATTTGAAACATGAGGCGACCGGAGGGCGTTGTCAGGTCCAAATTGTCGCGCAAGCTGATGAACGAGACGCCGAGTGCCGCGAGATCCGCGAGGGCGTTGACCAGATGCTTGAGCGAACGGCCGAAGCGATCAATCTTCCAGACGAGCACGGCATCGAATTTCCGACCGTGCGCGTCAGCCATCAAGCGATTGAGCGCGGGGCGGGATTCTTTCGAACCGCTCACACCGTGGTCAACGTACTCAGCGGCAATCTCCCAGCCGCGCAGTTTGGCATACTCCCGCAGTTCGCGCAGTTGCATCTCAGGATCTTGATGGCCGTTGACGGTGGAAACACGCGCATAGAGCGCGATCAGGAAGCGATCTTCGAGGCTATGGTTGGTTGGCATCGTTGCTCCTCTTTCAATTTTCTGCGGGCAATGACCCGTGTGACGGCCTTTCCGACCGCATTTTCCACAACAGGCTTGTCTTTGTTGGCGATGCCCTTCTTTGTCTCATACTCGTCCAACAGATCGGCGACATCGCTATAGGTGATCGCTCTCGCCTTCTTGCGCTCCCCGGGAACGCAGCAGCAACAGACGTAAAGGTGGTTGATCGCTTCTCTCCGGACATCCTTCCGCTTGGTAGTCAAACGGCTGAGGCTGTTAGCAGCTTCTTTCAGTTTCTTGGCTTCGGAACGGATGAGAGTCGTGTCGACCAGAAAGCCGCTCCGGACCCAATATCGGGTCAATGAGTGGCCGCATAGGAACTTCAACGGTTTTGCTTGGACTTGCTCGATCTCAGCGGCTATCGTGTTCAACCGCTCATGTAGGGTCTTGAGCTTTTTGATGGTCGAACGCGATTCTGTTCCATAGCTCGGGCCATAGACTCTCCGACGATATTCGCCGAGCAGCGAGTCGAGCATATGAGGGTCGCATCCCTTCGCGATGAACTGCTCTCGAATGGTGGTATTCGCTCGTTGCTTTCGTGTGCTCATTAGTGCGCATAGAATAGCACTTGAAAACATGGCTAGCAAGTTTTATTATTGCAAGCATGGCGAAGAAAGTGACCGAGGAAATGGTGAGACTGGTAATGACCGAGATAGCCCGAAAGGGCGGCAAGGCGCGGGCGGAGAAGTATCCGGCTGAGCAGTTGCGAGAGTGGGCGAAGATGGGCGGGCGGCCTCGCAAGGACGCCAAGCAACGGAAGGGACGGGGTAAATGAACAGTCAACGGAGCACCAAGAGAGAGCGCGGCGTATTCGAGAAGGAGCCCGGTTCCGGTGTGTGGTGGATTCGCTTCATTGATGCGGAAGGCGCTCTGCGCCGCGAGAAAGTTGGATCGAAGAGTGCGGCCATTAAGCTCTACCGCAGTCGTAAGACAGATGCGATGGAAGGGAAGAAGCTCCCGCGGAAACTGCGGGCGCGCCAGGTGCGCTTTGGCGAGATCGCCGACGATTACCTTGCGCACGCAAAGGCGAACAATGAAGGGTGGAAGGCCGACAAGGACCGCATCGCGACGTTGAAGGATGCTTTTGGGAATCGGCTGGCAGAAATCCCAATCGCTGATCTGCGGGAATGGTTCAACGCGCAGGAATGGAAGCCATCGACGTTCAACCGCTGGCGAACCGTGCTCAGGTCGATTTACAAGCTGGCGATCGAAAACAAGAAAGCCGAGAGCAACCCCGTGCCACTGTTGAAGCGCTGGAAGGTCGCCGATAACCGAATCCGCTTTCTGAGTGCGGCGGAAGAGATCCGCCTGCGAAATGTCATTCTGGCGAAGTACGCGCAGCATCTTCCCGAGTTTGAAATCGCCGTGAATACCGGAATGCGCCGCAAAGAGCAGTATGTGCGCATCGACTGGTCCTGTGTGGACTTCCTGCACGAACATCTCTTCGTTCCTCAGAGCAAGACCGGCAAGAGCCGATACGTCAATTTGAACGCCGAAGCGCTGGGCGCCTTCCAGACGCTTCACGTCCGGACCAAGGGCGAAGGCCCGATCTTCGCGGCCGAGCGTGGCTCTAAGGCGGCGCTGAAGGGCGCACGTCACTGGTTCGAAGATGCGGTAATCGAGGCGAAGGTCGAGGACTTCACCTGGCACTGCCTGCGGCACACGTTCGCCAGCCGTCTGGTCATGGCTGGTGTGGATCTGCGCACCGTCGCCGATCTGATGGGCCATGCCAACATCCAGATGACGATGCGCTACGCTCATCTGGCACAGGCGCATAAGGCGGACGCGCTCAAGAAGCTTTCCGCGTTCAATGCGGTGGAGAGAAAGCGTCAGGAAGCTGTTATACTGTTCTCCGCTGGCCATGAAAAACCGACTGACACCACTACTGACACCGCAGCAAAAAACGCTCTCGCGGTGGCGACGGGAGGTTCCAGATAAGTATTTTATTGGCAAGCAGATGAAGCATGGTGAGGGCGCGTAGCTCAGTTGGTAGAGCAACGCCCTTTTAAAGTGCCGCTAGCAAGGCGCGTCACGCATTTTCAATAGCATAGAACGATGCAGAGGGCCGCTGGTAGCGGTCCTTTGCTGTTGGTAGCCGCTAGTCTGCAATGGAGTCTGCAAAATTTTTTGTCGCCGCTCGAAGATTCTCCCCTACGAAAAAACCATCCCGCAAAATTTGCTCCGCGCACTCTCTGACTGCTACGTTGCGAGCATGGGCGCTGATCCGATCGCGCAACCGAAAAAAGCAACGCTCTTAGGCGGGCTCCTGGCCGAGCGCAGACGGCAGAAGGCGCGCAACTCATTCCTGGCGTACTGCGAGTACGTTTACCCGCCTTACAAGCCGAGCCGTCACCATAAGTTCATGGTCGCGAAGTTAGAGCGCATCGAACGCAGTGAGCAACCGCGGACGATGATCAGCCTTCCGCCACAGCACGGCAAGTCACTAACGGCAAGCATCCTGTTCGCTTGCTGGTATCTCGGTCGCAATTCGCGGCGCCGCGTGGTCGACGCGACCTATGGCGACGATCGAGCAATGGACCTTGGCCGCGCTGTGCTGCGGACGCTGCGAGATGCACGTCACCGCGAAATCTTCCCCGAGTGCGAAGTAGACGACAGCGCAGCGAGCAGCAACCGCGTTGATCTTGTCGCCGGCGGCGGTTTCCTCGCAGTCTCGCGCAATGGCGCACTCACCGGGCGCTCTGCCGATCTGATCATCATTGACGACGTTTTCAAAGACGACAAAGAAGCGCGCAGCGCGGCGATCCGTCGCGAGGTCATTGACTGGTATTGTCGCGTCGCGCTCACGCGCCTTGCTCCTGATGGCTCGGTAATTCTAGTGGGCACACGATGGGGATGCGGCGATCTGTTCGATTACCTGCTCACCGAACGCCAGGAGGAAAGCTGGGACGTTACAAACCTGGCCGCACTCGCAGAAGCAAACGACCCGCTAGGGCGCAGCGAAGGCGAGCCCTTATGGCCCGAGCGCTACGGTTTGGAAGTTCTGACGCAGAAGCGCTTTGAGGTGGGCTCTGCCGCGTGGACGTGCCTCTATATGGGGCAGCCGGCCGCGGCCGAAGGCGTGGTCTGGCATCGCGAGTGGTGGCAGTACTACACCGTCGCGCCTGAAAAGTTTGTCCGCAAGATCGTCTCGCTGGATCCGGCATTCAAAACTGGCCAGCAGAACGATTTCTCGGTCATGCAAGCTTGGGGGAAGACGGAAACGAGTTTCTATCTGCTCGCGTGCTGGCGCGGGCGCGTGGAATATCCCAAGCTGAAAACCATGCTAATCGCGTTTGCCGAGCAATGGCGCCCGGATGCGGTTTTGATCGAAGACACGGCAAGCGGTCAGAGTTTGATTCAAGAGTTGCGCGCTACCACGTCGCTACCTTTGCGGCCGATCAATCCAGATCGCGACAAAGTAGCGCGGGCGCAGGCGTGCACTCCGCAACTGGAGTGCGGGAGCGTCTATCTGCCACAGGCGGCGCCGTGGCTCAATGAGTTTTTGGACGAAGTGAGCGCTTTCCCGCGCGCGCCGCACGATGATCAGCTCGATTGCGCCAGTCAAGCGCTGAATTACTTCCGCGAGGATGGCGGGCTCTACGTGTGGGCTTCGGCGATGGCTGCAGCGCACGCGGCCGGGGATGCGGCGACTGAGCAGCAAAAGGCGCAACTGGAGAAGTTCGCGAGTCATGGATTGCCGTCGGTTCCTTATCACGGTCCGCTGGGCCCGGCAAGGACGCGGGAAGAGGCAGAGGAACAGTTCACAACCTTGGCAGAGGCGCAGAAGGCAGCATTGAGCGGTGAAGCGCGCGGCCAATTCACTGCGGCGCGCAACTTAGCCAAGGCGAAGGCGGCCGGGAAGAGTCTGCAGCGGTGTCCCGCGTGCAAAGCATCTTGCGCCGGTACGAGCGAGTTTTCGCACTGCAATCTGTGCGGATGGGATTCTAGGACTAGGGCGGTCGCACAATGAAAGCACCGGTGCGAGACAAGACGTTCGCGGCGTTCGCGGCTGCAGTGCGGGCATCGTGCGAGGAGCACGCGCAGCGCAAAAACTATACAAACTCCAATGTTGACGGCGAATCCCTGTTGACGGTGATCATGCAGCAGATTGGGATTCACCGCCAGCACTGCATCGCGGAGATCGTCACAAAGGCAATCGAGTACTTAAAAACTCCGCGGCGCGTGCTGCTCGAAAAGATCGCGGGATGGGCGTTTATTTTGTGGCGAGAAACTGAGGATGCGCAATGAACGCGCCAGAGACAGCTTGGTATGAACGTCTGCTCTTTGGCGCAGCGTTCGCGAAACTGCTGGCCAGGGCGCAAGGTCTGCCCGCACCTTGGACCATTGACCTGGTGGACGGAGAATTACGACCGCTGGAGCATATTGTCTTCGAGCATGGGATAGACGCCGATCACGTCACGCCGATCACGTCTTTTTGCAATTGGCCGGCAGACTGGCGATTGCCTCTAAGTCTGATTCTCACGAGCGGTGACGAAGATATCGTGGTAGTGGAAACGGAGGAGTACTGTGCGCAGTGATGAACTTTTCGGCGGGACAACCGGGAGCGGCTATGACAAACCTTTCGGAGTTGAGCGCGGGAGCGGTTACGAACCTAAGGCGATCGCGACGCAGAGCCCGCTCGTGTGCCCGCGCTGCGGGAAACCGTGCGCCGGCACAGCCGAGCGCAAAACGTGCGCCAGTTGCGGCTTTTCGACGGTAGCGCAGCAAGCGGAGAAGGCGACGGCAAACCAGTGTCCGAAATGTTCGCAGCCGTTGAGCGTTATCGGAGATAGCAAGCGCTGCAATGCGTGCGGATGGACCTTGCAGTCGGAACCGGCATCCGTTCAGCGGAGAACATTGCCAGTAAGTTGAGCGACGCGCGCGAGTAGGCGTTGTTCGATTTCCTCGCGGCGTTCTTTCATGGCGCGCAAGTCTTCGCGTTCCCGCTCCTGGCGTTGCTGGCATAAGCGGCTAATCTTCTCTCGACCGGTGCGCGCGCCTTCGATCTGTGCCGCTGTTCGTTGTCTCGCAGTCTGCATTTTTTCCCCCGACAATTTCGCGACCATCGTAGTCGGAGAATCGTCGCCGCGTCAAAGACGGCCAAAAAAATAAAGTGGTTGCGCTCGCTCGCGCGTCGGCTACGATGCGAAAAAGGGAGAACAGAAAACGATGGACGCAGACGAGATCCAACAGCTTGTAACTAGCATGGCGATACCGCGACCGCCAGCAAGTGCAGCGGACGCGATCAAGTTGCAATGGCTCACCCTTCAACTCTTGCAGTCGATCGCGATCTCGCTGGCGACGCAGGCAGCGACTAACAGCAAGTAATAACCCTTCCCGCTTGGGGAGTTACTCAGGAGAGCAAACGACGATGGCAACGGCAACCGCAGCACCTGAAGAGTTAACGGCGACAATCGATCAGCGCATCATCGCGGCGACTGCGAAGGTCCGAAATATCGAGCAACGCATCGCAGAGGCCGCGGAAGAGTTGGCCGGACTGCGGACGGAATATTCGGGAGCGTGCACGAGGCTTGCAGGCGGTGCGAATGGCGCTGGCGATGATGTCGAACGCTATCGCGCGAAGATGCTGAAAGTCGAGGCGAAGATTTCAGGATTGAGACAGTTGCTTGCGATTCCGAAGGGCGAGCTCGATCGGTTCACTCGGGAGCGCGCAGAGTTGGCCGCGCGCGAGGAAGAGGCGCGCCAAGCGGAAGCGATCGCGGAGGAGACGGAGTTCATCGCCAACAAGATCGAGGCGGGATTAAAGGCGATCGCAGAGCGCGACAAACAGCAAGCGATCATTGACGCGATCGTGGGGCATCTGAGAACGCGCCAGTATCTACATGCGCGGAACCAGTCTGACGGGCGAAATGCGGCTTCGCGGATCGAGCGCCTAGCGGTCGGAATCCATACGTCCGCGGCCTAGAACCGCAAGAAAAATTCAGCGACAAAGGAGAGACAGGTTATGCAGAGTAGAGCGGCAATTTTGGACGCGATCAATAAGACGATTACACGTTCGGAGAGCTTGACGGAGCAGGCGAAGGCCACGCACCGCGGAAGTGTTGAAGCGGCATTTTCTGGCGCGGGTTTTCCCGCGGAGACCAAGGCGAAACTGGCCATGATCAGAAAGATTCAGCCAAACAGCGGTTTTGCGAAGGGCAGCGTTGCCGACACGTTTGGTTCGACGGGCCATCCGTCCGATGAACTGTTTCCGCAGGGCACGGGCGAGATTCACGAGTTCTCTGCAGAGGATCTCGTAAGCGTGGGACCGAAGCCGGACGCGCCCGAATACTACGCGCGATTTCGCGAAATAATGGCTTCGCAATATCCGACGATTCAGGCGATGCAGAACGTCACACCGCCGACGCCTGGCGGCACGTTTGAACAGCGTTACAGCCAAAGCACGGCGCCGCGATACGAGCCCACGTCCGGCCCGCCAATTGTCGAATCGCCGGACAAGGCGCGCACCTCGACGCTGCAGAAATCTACAGCACAAACGCGACTGGCGAAGCTGGCACGATTGGAAGAGCTTGTCACTTTGTTGGCGCTTTACGCTGGCGGAAACGATGAGGCAGGCGCCGCGCTCGGGATTCGGTAAAGAGAAATTCGCCGCGGGGTGGATGGCCTCCATGGCCGTGGCGGGTTGCGCTGTTTGACGAGTCGCAGCGCAAAAGCGGGAGCGGGCGGCACCGCTCCTGCTTTTAGTTTACGTTCGCCAAGGTGCTCCGTTTCTCACTTGGCGCGGCCTGCCGGCGGCGTCCATCCGCTGTGAGTGGGCAACAGGTGGCGGGAGTTTTTGGTGATTCATAGCCACCAATCCTCCTCCCGTCACCTGGAAAAAGTTGGTGCTGGGCGTGCTTTCTCCTTGTGCGCCGCGGCGCTAGGGGCGGTCTAAACGGGCCGCCTTTTTTAAAGGCCCATGAATGGCACAGCAGAACTTCGCAAAATACTTACCAACTCCGCACGGCGGGAAACCACTGGCGACACTCAGTCAGCGCGCGGTCTATGCACTGTGGCGTGCGGACCTGATCCGGCACCTGGAAACCATCGCGAAGATCACGAGCGCGGCGCGCGACTGGCAGTTGGCGATTCAGATTCGCAAGTTGCTCCCTCGCTGAAAGTTTTCCACAGGGAACTCCACAGTGGGAACTCAAAATGAGACGCGCCTGTGTTTTCAATGAGTTGAAAAACGAAAAGTTGGAGTTTTCCCACAAGCCCGCTTTCTTCTCCCGTCGCCGCTTTTCTGACGCCCCAAGGATCAAGCTAAGAGCTATCATCCCAGACTGGGACCAGATGCAGACCTACCAGCTTGAAACTTTCCTGTCCGAATCGTTCCCCACACCGCCAGACTATTTCTGCTGTACCACGATACACGGAATTGTGGACCCGGACGCGGGACCACTGCTCTACATCTTTTCTCGAAAGACCGCGCTATCGGTTCAGAAGGACGAACACTTCAAAACAGCGGTGCAGCCGCTTCAACAAGTAGGTCAGCTAAAAATCGTGCTAGCGGACGAGCCTCTGTCTTTTGAGGAGTGGGATGCATTTTGTTGGCAAGAGGTCCGCGCGTCTGCGGTCATCACCGACCTGCTGGCGGTGAAAAAGCTAGATCATCGATTGATGTTACTCAATCCGACCCAAGTATTAACCAACGACCCCAAAAGCATCGTCCGCCGTTCGTCCCAAACCGGCCGCAACCGTCCCGAAGGAACGGTTTCCGAGATCTGCGATCACTGTCTTGACGTGCTCACTCGTCACCCTGACGGAGATCGCGCTGCGATCAGATATGACATGCTAATGGGCCCGCACTCTGGTTACAGGTGAGCGTTTTGACTGGCGCGCGACAACCCGAAACGCTACTTGTTGATGATCGCTTTAATCTGTGCAACGGTCAGTTCGTGCCGATGCTGATAATCACCGGCTGCACGCCACTTAGAGAGCATCTCGACGTAGCGGCCGGTAGTCTGCGAATGCGTATTTAATTCGCAGTCCTTCAATATCTTCGTCCAACGTTGTCCCTCGTCCCTTAAAAACCGGATGAAAACGTAGTGAGCAGTCTCGTTGTTCCCGTCGAAGCCATGGAAGGTCACGTCTTCAAGAGCCAACCCTTCCTTGTCGGCCAAGTGCTCGAAGCTCTGGCGCAGCGATGTGTGCATATCGAGTACGTCATAGACGTACCGGCAATCATCGAGGCTCATTTCCTCAACGATCTCCTGGGAAAACTTGCTCATACAACAGCGTGTACCCGTCTTCGAGAATCTTGCGGTTCTTCGCGAAGTGCTCACCGTTAGGGTGATAGAGCTTTTCGAGGATCGCAAACTGATTGGCTAGTTGTAGACGTTCCACTGGTGTGAGAGTTTCAACTTTCATTTTTCCATCCTTCCCTTCGCGTCGCTGACGCCGATCCTTTACAGAACCATCTAGTGTAAACGCGGGCAACGTCTACAGCCTACGCCCGACGCGCACAGCCTAGCCAGGGCAGCGCTCCAGCGCCCGAGCGACCGATTACACCCCCAAAACCGTCCTAGACCCTCTACAGCGCTTCTTACTCCCCAAAACTACGACTCCCTGCTCACTTACAACGCCCGGAACCCCGTTGCGCAACACATCACGCGATTACGCAACAGATTCGCAACAATCTATAATCCGGATCAGAACCGTAGTTACTCGCAACACGCGGAGAATCACGCTATGCCTCCAAGTTGCACTATCTGCCGTCATCCTGAGAAGTTGGCCATCGAGGATTTGCTCTTGCGCAACAGGCTGAGTTTGCGCGTTGTAGCGGAAAGAACCGGCGTGAGCGCGTGGGCCCTGCATCGACACAAGCGGCACCTGTCGCAAGCGGTGATTGACGCGGCACAGGTTGCGGGCGCCAGTTCTCTCCTGGCGCGAATTGAGGCGGTGCTAGCGGAAGTGCAGGACATTGCGACAAAGGCGAAGCGCTCGAAGGACTGGCCCGCGGCGCTGCAAGCGCTGAAAGAGTTGCGCGCCTGCTTACAACTGATCGGTCGCGTGAGCGGTGAGTTACAGCAGCAGCCAACCGCGGGCGAACTGCATCTGCATCGCCACCAGCATGTGCACCTGGCACCGACACAGAGCCCGCATGAGCTCGATCTGCAGATCGCAGAGCACGTGCGCGAGGCGACGGATAACTTCAATCCTCGCGAGATAGAGCGACTCAAGCAACTTGTGGAAAGCGCTCTGCCGGCGTTGCCGGCGTAGGTTACTCACGCCTAGCGCAGGCGTTGTTCTACGCAATCGCGTGATTCCATGCGGCTAAAACTGGCCGTTGCAAACTCTTTGCAGACTCACTCCCGTTCCGAAGGTTTTTCCGCGTCGAGGGTCATCAGTTTCCGAGTAGTAAGACTTTATCCGTCTGCCATTGGCCGCGAATCAGAAAGCCGATCGTGACTTTATCCCCCGCCGAACGGTTCACTAGTGCCGCTGCTAGCTCCATTGGAGTCCTTACGGGCTTGCCGTCCACCGCGTTAATTACATCGCCTACATGGATGCCAGCGAGCGCCGCTACGCTGTTCGGCGCTTCGTCCGTAATCTCCGCCCCAGGATTCGCTCCCACCGTGACCATGATTCCGA